GTCCCCTGAGCGGAGCGGGGCCTCGGCCAGCCCCACCGAGATCAGCACCAGGCCGGGGACCTGATCCTCAGGCCAGTTGTCGAAGCTGGGGGCAGTGGCCCAGCTCCTGATCCTGGGCACCGAGCCCGCTGGGATTCCTGCCTGCCGCTCCAGCTCGGCGAGGTAGGTGGATGACCACTCCTTGAGCGTGTCCAGGCACCACTGCTCTACGTCATGGCCGGTGAGGATGCGCCCGAAGATGTGGCCGGATGGCTCAGGCGGGATGGGGGGCGGTGTGTCCGGCACACCTTCGCCTGGCTGGCCGGGGTAGGCCGTCCCGAACAGGGTGGTGCCGAGACCTCCTGAAGTCATGAGTGGCTGTGACCGATCACGGTCATGCGGGAGCCCGCGAGCAGGTTGTTCGACTTCATCAGCAGCGCCAGCCGCGTGATGGCGGCGGTGTTTTTCCAGTAGGCGGCGGTGACTCGGGTGCGCCCGTTGGCGGCGGTCACTGGGTCGAACATGCTGTGCTCCAGCAGCCCGATCTTGTTGAAGCGGGTGGAGTCGTAGTTGTGGAACACGCAGCGGGCCATGCAGACCGAGCCCGCGCCAGCGGTGGCCCCCGGCATGTTGATCCTCAGCACCCCCGCGTCCGGGGTCGTCTGGTTGTTGGAGCCGCCGTAGGTGCCGTTGGAGTCCAGTAGCGACTCGTAGAAGTAGTTGGAGCCCGCATCGCCGTTGACCTGGATGCCGCCAGCGGTCGTGGTGACTGCCACAGCCGGAAAGTCAGTGGCGGCGGTGATGAGCACCTCGATGGACGCGAACCCTGGAGGGATCGCACCAGGCCCGGTGTCAATCGAGGGGCCTGTGGCCGCGAGCACCTGGTCAAACAGCACCCGCGTCGATTGCGCCATGGTCTGGATGCCTGGCAGCTCTGCCTCGATCACGGTCAGTCGCGAGTTGAGGTTCGCCAGCTCGGTGTCGTCACCGTCCAGCCTGCTGTCGGCGGTGGTCAGAGCCGAGTCGTGCCCATCCAGTCTGGTGTCGGCGGTACTGATGGCCGAGTCGTGCCCATCGAGCCGACTGTCGGCAGTGGCGATGGCTGAGTCGTGCCCGTCGAGCCTGCTGTCGGCATCGGCCACCCCCGCCTCCACAGTGGTCAAGCGACCATCGGCAGAGGTCAGAGCGGTGTCGTGCCCATCCAGCCTGACCCCATCAGCAGTGACTGCCTGCTCCAGGTCGGTCAGGGTCTTGACGGAGATCGCGGCTCCTACCTGAGAGCCGAGACTGAGCGCCAGCGCAGTCGTGCCCTCCTGGCCCCGCAGCACTGTCCAGTTCTCGCCGCTGCCCTTGCTTGTCACCCGCACGATCTCGGCGTTGCCAGCCAGCGGGTTGGTGTCGGCGGGCCAGATCGTGACGTTGAAGGGGGCAGCCGGGAACAGGGAGCCGTCGCCCGGATGGATGACAAGCGCCGTCACACTGGCTGAGGCTGCTGCCGCGAGGGTGGAGTAGGAGAAGTTGGCGTGGAGATCAAACGGGCTGGGCGGCGCAGTCCGAGGTGCCGCACGACGGCGAGTGGGTGTGCTCATGGTCTGGCCCCCTAGCGGTGGGTCTTGGCCTTGGCGATGTAGCCCGCGATTAGCTGGTTGATCTCCTCCCGTTGCGAGCGGGTGAAGCCGAGCAGCTTGCGCTTGGGCTCATGCGACTGGTCGGACTTCGGCGTCCCCTTGTCTGCGAAGCGCCCGTAGTAGAGGGAGGTGCCGTAGCGGAAGCCGAGGTCCTTGATCGGGGTGTCCACGGAGTCGGAGGTCTGTCTGGTCAGGGAGGCGTAGAGGGCTCCCGTGGCCCGCAGGATTCGTGGGTCAAGCCCCTCTCGGGCCTTGCGCTCCACCGTGCTGTCGGCCAGCGGTGGCCATTTGACTCCTCGCCCCTCAAAGCGGTCTGCCTCGGCCCGGAAGTAGATCGCCCGCACCGCCGAGTCGAGAGGCCGCATCTGCCTGGCCCGCTCGCCCACGTCGAGCAGGTCATTCGCGGCCTTGGTCTGGCCCTTGACCTCGATCAGGAAGTCAAGGGCCCCGATGCCTGACTTCGCTGCCTTCTTGCTCGCCATCAGGCTGCAGCCCAGGGCTCCAGCTCAGGATCGGGCTCCACGATGGGGGCCCTGATCCAGGAGTAGGGCACCGAGGTCCAGGAGCCCACCGGCAGGCTCACCACGTCAGAGGTGAGCACCTCCTCGCCGCCGCCCGCCTCCATCGAGTCGGTGAAGGCAGCCAGGTCGTCCAGGTACTCCTCTCGGAGCTGGGTGTAAGCCGAGCGGTCTGTCCTGACCTGCTCGGGAAAGTAGGACTTCTCGACACGCATGGCCGCTCGGTAGGCGACCAGGGCCTGGAAGGCTGACACCATCCGGGGCGGGAAGTTGTCACCTGCTGGATCGGGGAAGCGGCAGCCGACCAGCGAGTAGGCGGCGTCGATCTGCTCCTCAACCTCGCCTGCGGTCGGGCGGGTGTCATCGTCAAAGGTGCCGACCTCGTTGCCGCTGGAGTCCTTGGTGCGGGCTCGGATCAGGACGGCCACCTCATCGACCGAGGGCCGTCCGGCCACTGGCGGTGTGCTCATGGGGCCTCCTCGGGATACGGCCAGCCAGGAATCCGAAGGTCGCGCTCGGTCAAGGCCATCCAGCCTGGCGAGTCGTACTCGTAGAACAGGTCGTAGTTGCGCTGCCACCAGTCGGCTGGCCAGTCAGGCATGGCCACCCGCTCCCGGTTCCTCAGCAGCTCTGAGCGCAGCCCAACACCCGCCCACCTCGGGGCACTGACCAGAGGGGGCGGGTAGTCAGGCAGTGGCATCAGGAGCCGGAGCTAGAGCTGGGGCTGGATGCCTTCTTGGCCGACTTGGTATCCGCTCCAGCCTTGCCCAAGGTCTGCTCCACCCTGGAGCCCGCAGGCGGGTTGTCGGGCAGCGGCTCCGCTGCTGCATAGGTGGAGTCGGCTGCGTCAGTGGAGAGCGTGGGGTCGGGTGCCTCCAGCTCGGTGGGTGTCTCGCTCACAAGTCCCTCCTCGATCAGGTTGCTCACGTTGCGTTCTTGATGGCCACGACCGAGCGGGCGGCGTCATGGATCATGAAGCCGAGGCGCGTCTCGTAGCGGATCGCGGTCAGGTTCTCCACGAACAGCTTGCGGTCGGTCACCCCGTCGTTGACGGTTGCCTCGCTGGAGGTGGTCAGGGTCACGTCCTTGCGAACCCGGACGTGCAGGTTGGGCCGGTAGACCACGAACCCGAGGGTGTCGCCAGCCCCAGGAGCTGCCGAGGCGATGGTCAGGTTGGTGCTCACCTCAGAGCTGAGCCCGTAGAGAGGATCACGGCCCGTGCCAGGCCCGTAGATCGGCATGGACGGGTCGAGGGTGCTGCGGGCATCACGCAGGGCCTGGGCGAAGCCGAAGCCGAGCAAGACGCCGATGTTGCCTGGGTCGCCGTAGCCGTTCGTCTCCAGCATCCCCATCGCCTGAGAGACAGCGAGCTGGAGGGCGTCCGGCTTGGCCTGGGTGTATTCCACCGACTGGACAGCCTCCGTCAGGTGGTCATCGAACACCGAGGTGATGGGGCTGCCCTTCTGGAGCCCGACCGCGTTGGCGTCGATCACGTCGTTGATCGCAGTCCGCACTCCAGAGTCCACCAGCACGTTGAGGTCGCCGCTCTGCACGTCCTCCAACATCTCGTCCGTGAACAGGACGATGCTGGCGAACTTCTTGATGTTGATGTAGGTGATGCCGAACTGGGCACCCGTCACCGGCTTCGCTGCGCCTTCCCCGACCGCGCCTGCGGTGGGCTGACCCAGCCAGATCGGAAACTGAGTCTTGACGGAGCCGGTGGCTCGCTTGTCACCGGCCAGGGCGATGGCCCCGGACTCGATGAGGATGGCCTGCGTAAGGATCTCGCCCTGCTCTGGCGGCAGTAGATAACCACCAGCGACGGGGGGATTCTCTGCAAGCGGGATCTGGTTCGCCATGCTGCGCGTCCCTTCCGCTGTGGCCCGGTCAGACCGGGCGGGCTATCAGGAGCGCGGGGGCTGGTGGCCGATGGCTCGCAGCAGGAGGTCCTGGTGCGCGTCCTCTGGTGACTTCACCTCGGGCACGGGGCTCCGCGCCCCGCCGTCGAAGGTCCCGGCGGGTGGACGGCCCTTGTCGGTAAGCAGCTTGGCCAGGCCCTCAGCCCGCAACTCGATCTCCTCGCGGGTGGTGCCTGACAGGTACTGGGCGGCATCCATATCCAGGCCATGCTCTGCTGCCACCTCGTACCGCAAGGCCTTGACCTCAGCCTCGATGGCACGACGCTCAGCCTGAGTGGCGTTGGCGCTCAGCCGCTCCAGCTCCGTCTTGTCCTTGTCCTCGTACTCCTTGAGCTGAGCCTCTAGCTCGGCCTGCCGGGTACGGGCGGTCGCGTTCTCACGACGGAGCTGCTTGACGTAGGGCTCGGTGTAG